CGCAAGCGCGTGGAAAACTACGCCGGCGAGGTGCCGGCCGGTGTTGCAACGTTGGTTGCATCGGTAGACGTGCAAGGCGATCGCCTCGAAGTCGCCGTCAAGGGCTACGGCGAGCGCGAGGAATCCTGGCTCATCGCGCTTGAGCAGATCCAGGGCGACCCGGCGAAGGAGACCACCTGGTTTGAGCTCGACCGCTTCCTGTCCAACCGCTACACGCACGAGAACGGGCGGCAGTTGATCGTTGATATGGTTGCGGTGGATTCGGGCGGGCTGCACACGGAACACGTCTACCGCTATTGCAAAACGCGGGCGGCGCGGCGCGTGGTCGGCGGTATTCAACACGTCTACCCGATCAAAGGCATCGGCGGCACGGGGAAGGAGATCCTGGGCCGGCCTTCATCGAAGAACCGCTATCGCGTCAAGCTCTACCCGATCGGTGTTGATACCGCGAAGGACACGATATTTTCCCGTATGCACATACCGGCCGCCGGTCCCGGCTTCCTACACCTGCCGGCGTGGGTCGATGACGAATATCTCGCGCAGTTGACCTCCGAAAAGGCGGTGCGCAAATACAAGAAGGGTGTTGGATCGGTTAGGGAATACATCAAACTGCGCGAGCGCAACGAGGGTCTGGATCTCGAGGTGTACGCGCTGGCGGCGTTGTACATGCACGGGCGGCAGTTCGTCGCCAACCTCGGCCGACGCGCGCGCGAGCTGGCCGCACCGTCGCCGGCGCGATCGTCCGAGGATCCACCGCCGGACGATTCGCCACCGCCGGCGACTGCACCGGGCCGGCGTCGCAAAAGCAACAACTGGTCCGGCGTCTCGGGCCGCGGGTGGGTCAAGGGCTGGAAGTGATGCAATCTGCATCACGGCGATGCAGATTGTTGTACCGCTCCGGTATCTGACTGCCCAAGTAAACCCTGCACGATCGCGGCACGATCTCAACATTGCTGCGCCGCTCAGTGCCGACCGAGCATTGAAGTTTTTTGCGTGATCGCGTCACGTTCGGCGATATTCCGAGCCCGTGACGACACCAACGCAACCGCCGGTCTCAACCTGGTGGCCGAAGTTCATCACCGCGGGGACCACTTTCAAGCTCGATCGGAGCTTCGCCGACTATGCCGTGGGCGATTGGTCGTATTCGGTGACGTTCGCCGGCGCGCAAGTCCAGAAGTTCGACGCGACGCCGCAAGTCACGGCCGACACCACGGTTTACCACCTGGTGCTGGCGCCAGCCGACACGCTGCCACTCAACCCGTCCGGGGGCGTTCGCCTCCCGTATCACGCCGTCGAGTACCTGACGGCGACCGATGGTGAGGTCATCCAGGTTGGGGAATATCGCCTCATGGTGCACCCGCCGGCCTCGGCGGCGATCGCCGGCGACTTCGTCAGCTTCGAGGAACGGATGCTCGCGAAGTTGCAGGCGACCCTGGAAGCGCGGATCACGGGCGGCGCGATCGAGTCCTACTCGGTCGCCGGCCGGTCGATCTCGAAGATCCCGACGCGCGAGATCGAGCAAATGATCGGCCGTTACAAGTTGTTGGTATGGCGTCAGAGAAATCCAGGCCGGTTCGGTGTGCCGGGGACGTTCTCGTTTCCGTCGATCGACCGCGGCCCGTTTCCACCCGGCCACCGCTGGCCACGCTGACAGAAGGAGTTGAGTTATGAGCTATTCGTTTTCTGTTCGGGGCGCCAACGCCGACGCGCTCGTTGTTGAGGTCGGAAAGCAGTTTGAGGGGATCGCCGCTCAGCAGTCCATCCACAAGAAGGACCGCGAGGCGGTGACCGCTGCCGTCAAAGAACTGGCCGAGATCATCGACGTCGAGACCGGCAAGGATCTACGCGCGAGCGTGTCAGGGAGCATCTTCTGGACCGAGGGCGACGTCGTCCGGTCGGTCAGTGCTCAGATCAGTCTGTCACAGGACACCGCCGGGAGCTGACACGGGCGATGAGCGAGCGCGTCGATATCGATCTCGGCGACGGTCACACGCTGCAGTTCACGAGCTGGCGACCGGATCGCGCGCTCAATCCGCAGTACCAGGACCTGCCCGACGTCGAGCGGATCGGCGCGATCGTTCGGCACCGGCGACCGAACGGCGACGTGTGCGAGAGCGGGATCATGTTTGACTGTGAGGCGACGCGCCGCGGCTTTCCCGATCGGCCGCGGTGGGTCGTTCAGTCCTGGGAACCGCTGACCCTGGCGCCGAGCCTGCTGTGTGATCCGGCGAAGGGCGGTTGCGGAGATCACGGTTGGATCAAACAAGGCCGGTGGCAGCGCGCATGAGCAAACTAGGCAACCTCTTTCGAGGGTTGGCAATGGGCGCCGCGCGGGCGCTCGCCAAGGTCGCGGGCCGCCGGTCGGTGTTCAAGGGCGCCGAGTTGAGCCGCTTGTGGTTCGACTGGATCGCCTCGCCGATCAGTGCCGACCAGGAGATTTACAACGACTTCCTGCGGCTACGCGCACGGGCGCGCGAAATGCGCCGCAACCATCCGTTGATAAAAGCCTATCTGCGGCTGCTCGAAAACAACGTCGTCGGGCCGGACGGGATGCGCCTGCAGGCGCGCGTGCGCAATGCAGACGGCAAACTCAACAAGCGGTTGAACGCCGCGATACAGGAAGCCTGGGACGACTGGTCCGACATGGTAACGGTCGATTGCACGATGGGACTGACCGACGTGCAACACCATCTACTGCGGGCGCTCGCCGTGGACGGGGAAATCTGTGTCAGGCGCGTGCGCAGCTACGCAGACAATCCCTACCGCTACGCGCTGCAGGTCGTCGATCCTGACTTGCTCGATCATCAATTCTTCCGCGGGCCGGGCACGGGCGCCGGGCAGAACGAAATCCGGCTCGGTGTTGAAATCAACGAATGGGGCCGGCCCGTCGCTTACTGGTTTTGGGACCGACACCCGACCGACCTGATCAACATATCCGCGCGGAAGCGCATCCGCGTACCCGCCGACGAGCTGACGCACCTCTACATTGCCGACCGCGTGAACCAATCGCGCGGCGTGACCTGGCTCAACTCAATCATGATGCCGTCGAAGATGTTGGACGGCTACGTAGAGGCGGAAGTGGTCGCGGCGCGCATCGGCGCCAGCAAAATGGGCTTTGTCCAGACGAAGGACGGCGCCGACTTCGTGCCGCCAGAGGACGACGAAAAACTCGACATCGAGGCGACGCCGGGCAGCTTCGAGCAACTGCCGCCGGGGACCGAATTCAAGGAATGGAACCCCGAACACCCGAGCACGGCGTTTCCCAACTTCCTGAAGTCGCTGTTGCGGTGGATCGCTTCCGGCCTGGGCGCCTCCTACAACCTGCTGGCGAACGATCTGGAAGGCGTCAATTACTCGTCGATCCGCGCCGGCCTGCTGATGGATCGGGACGAGTGGCGCAAGTTGCAACGTTGGTGGGCGCGGCGGTTCCTCAAACCGTTGTACGCCGAATGGCTGCAGTTCGCGGTGTTGTCGAATCAACTGACGTTGGACACCCGCGACTGGAAGCTGTTTTTGCGTGTCAAGTTCGTGCCGCGCGGCTGGGACTGGGTCGATCCATTGAAGGACACCAACGCGGCGATCGCCGAAGTCGATAACGGGCTCAACTCCCGGACGCGCATCTGTGCCGAGCAGGGCCTTGACTTCGAGGACGTCGCCGAAGAACTCGCCGCCGAGCAAGAGATCATCGACGAACTCGGGCTCGAATTGACGGGCGTCGGTGTCGGGCCGGGCGCGGCCGCGGGCGACAAACCAGAGGACGGCGAGCAGGAACAGGATTCCGGCCAGAGCGCCCGCGCACGGCGTCGGGCGCGGCTGGCGAGAAATCAACGGCAACACCTCGCGCTGGTGCGCGGGTTGGCTGAGCGGGAGGCGTGATGCTGAAACATCCAGTACAGGCGGCAGTCGAGACCGCGCTGCGCGGCGCCGGCGCCGGCGACGTCCGGTCATTGGATCAGCTCGCGGAGCTGCCCATGCAACGCCGGCGGTTCATAGCGCATATCGAGAAACGCAAGCGCAAGAAGAAGGCCGCGGGCGATTCGGTCGCCGACAAAACCGCGGGCGGCCGCGAAGCGGAAACCGGCCAGGACGACGACGGGGACGACGACGAGGACGAAGGCGACGACGAAGAGGAAATATACAACCTCTCGCTGTCGTCGGAATTTCCGGTCGATCGTTGGTACGGCCGCGAGATCCTGGATCATTCGCCGGAGTCGATCAACCTGGAACGGGCAGTCGACGGACTCAACTTTCTATGGAATCACAACACTGACGTTGTGATCGGCCGACTCAGCAACTTGCGCGCCGAGGGCGGCAAGCTGAAGGGCCGGCTGCGGTTTTCTAGCATCCAGGAGGGGCGCGACAAGAAAACGCTTGTGGAGGAAGGGATGCGCACGGTATCGCTCGGATATTCGGGCGATGAGTATGAAGTGACGCCGGCGAAGGCAGACGAGCCGACGATCATTCGCTGGACTCGGTGGACCCCGATGGAGGGATCGCTGGTGTCCGTGCCGGCCGACTTCACTGTCGGTATTGGTCGTTCTGCCGATGTTACGTTTCCTATTCACCGCCGCTCGCGCGGCTCGGAGGTTTCCATGGACCCGAAGCAAGGGGCCGGCGCGCCCGCGGCCGGCAACAATGGCGGCGCCACTGCGCCCACGTCCGTCACAATCAACCACGCGAACGCCGCGGAGATCGTGCGCTTGTGCGCCCTGCATGGCGTGCAGGACCGCGCCGCTGAGTGGTTGGAACAAAACCTGACGATCGACCAGGTCAAAAGCGCGATCCTCGACGCGCGCGCCAGCAAGCCGGGAGGCGCACCGAACGCCGGCGCACCAACACCCGCCGCGGGCACTGGTGTTGACCTGCCGGTGCGGGATCAGCGTAACTACAGCTATGCGCGGGCGATTCTGGTCGCGGCCAACATGGCGGACCACGATGTTAGCGCGACAGTGAAGCGCAATCTGCGCTGTCTCGAGACAGAGGTCTCCGACGAGCTCGAAAAGCGCATGCCGCAGACATACAAGCGGCTCGGGGGGATCTTTATCCCGATGAGTCTGCGCGGCGAAGGCCTCAACGAGCAATTCGGCGCAGTCGGCCGGGCGATCGCGCCCATGTTGCAGCAACGCATTACGGAAATGTTGACGCGCGTCGGGACGATCGACTCGCAGACGGCCAACGCGATCAAGGAGGTTGTATTCACGGAGTACGGCGGCGAATTGATCAACATTTTGCGCAACCTGGCGCTGGTTGTGCGCATGGGCGCCCGTGTGTTGACGGGCCTGTCATCGCCGATCGCCTTCCCTCGGCAAACGCAGGACGTCACAGCAACGTGGGTTGCGGAAAATCCCGGCACCGACGTTGCGGACTCCAACGTGAAGACGGACCTCGTGACGGTCACGCCGCGCACCCTGCAGGCGGCAACAAAGTACTCGCGTCAGTTGCTGGTCCAGTCGTCCGTCGATGTTGAGGCCATGGTCCGCGAGTCGATCGCGGCCGCTCACGCCTTGGCGTATGACCTGGCGGCGATCCACGGCACGGGCTCGAACAATCAGCCGCTCGGCATTTACAACCAACCAAACGTCAACACGGTTGACTTCGGTAATGCCTCCTTCGGCAGCTCCAATAAGATCGCCTGGACCGGTGTAGTCGAAATGGAGCGGATTGTGGCGACCGCGAACGCGCTGCTCGGCGCGTTGGGGTTCATGACGACGCCGTCGATCGCCGCAGACGGCAAAACGACGTTGAAGTTCCCCGGCGCCGCGGTAGCGCAGGGCGGCCCGATATGGGAAGGCACCATGTTGGAAGGCGAAATGGACGGCGTGCGGTCAATGACGACCAACCAGGTCAGTAAGACGCTGGGCGCGAACGGTGCGGCTTCGGGTGCGAGTTATCACGGGTTGATTTTCGGAAACTGGACCGACCTGATCATCGGGCAATTCGGGGGCTCAATGGAAATGATCGTGGACCCCTACACGTTCAAAAAGCAGGGTCTGATCGAGGTCGCGAGTTTCCAGATGGCAGACGTCGCCGTGCGTCATCCGGTCTCGTTCTCGGTCGGAATCAACCTCTCGGCGTGATCCGTCGCCGGCGACCTCGGGAGCTGACATGCCGACGTTCGTACCTGACACGGTGTATGTCCTGGCGCTGCAGGGCTTCCTGGCGCGACCAGGCTATGCCGCGCAGGCGGGCGAACTCGTCAAAGTGACACCCGAGGTCGCCAACCGGGCAATTGCGGCCGGACAGGCGCGGTTGCCGACGAACGACGACCTCAACGGCCGGGCCGCGCCTGAACCGGTGCCGGCACGCGACCAGGTCAACACACGCGACCCGGTGCCGGCGCACCGGGACCCGCAACCCTCAAATCGAGATCCGAGCATGCCTCGGCGAAGGAGACGTTAATGGATCTGCAGTACACACATTTGGCGGCCGCCGGCGCGGTGGCTTCCCTACTCGGGGCGGCCGACGTGACGGCGAGCGGCAACGGGACCGGCGTCAAGGTCGCCGGCATGAAGGGCACCGCGGTTGCGATCCTCAATTGCGGCGCCGCTACGGCCGGGACCAACCCGACCATGGACATCAAGTTGCAGGAGTCCGACGACAACTCAACCAACTGGACGGACGTCCCGAGCGGCGCGTTTACCCAGGTGACGACCGTCGCGAGCGTGCAGGCGATCCCGTTCCGGCCGGGCGAGCGCAAGGCGTACATACGGGCCGTTAAGACGATCGGCGGGACATCGAGCCCGAGCTTCCCGTTGTCGGCGACGTTGCTGTCGCTGTCGTAAACCCATGCCGCAAACCTTCTTCGGGGACGCCGATCTCAACGCGGTCATGGCTGACGCGCTGGCGATCGGCGCGGCCGTGTCGGTCGTGATCGGGAGCAATGACCCGATCCCCGGATTCCTCGACGAAGAAGGGCGCAACGTGCTGCTGTCGGGCGGGATCGGGGGCGCGTCCGGGACCGAGATCGTCGTCAGTGTGCAGACCAACGCGCTACCGGCGAGCCTGCCCAACCGCACGGCGTTGACTGTAGACGGGCGCAACATGCGGCTGCGCGACTCCCAACCGCATGACGACGGCGCGCTGACGCGCCTGATCTGTGAGACGACGACATGACGGCCAGCGTCCGCGACCGCCTGCTCGACGCGATGATCGCGCGGATCAACACCAACGCGCCGACCGGTGTCCCGGCCGCGGACGACGAACGGCAGGAGTCCTACAAGCCGGAAGAACTGCCGGCGATCACGGTCGCATGGTTGCGCGAGGAAGACGAGCCGCAGAAGGACAGCCGGTGGAGTTATTTTCTCAAACGCACGATGACCTTCCGCGTGCGCATCCGTGTCGCGGCCGATCCGCCACGCAAGGCGATCGACCCGTTATATGTGTGGGTTGGGCAGCAACTCGGCGGCCAGCAGTTCGGCGGGCTCGCGGAAGACTGTCACGAGGCGATCGCAGAAATGCAGTACGCCGCGGAGGATCAACCCTACGCGATGTTGGAACTCGACTTTCGGGTGTATTACGACACGCTCAAGACCGACCCCACGGCTACTAACTAGGAGTGCACAAAAATGGCTACGATAACCGGCCCGCTCAGCGTGGCGCCCGATCCGGCGAACGAAATGCTCGGCCGCGGCAAGCTGTTCATTGACAAGTTTGACGCCAGCGGCAACCGCACCGGTCAACAGGATCTCGGCAACTGCAGCGTCTACGAAGTCGAAAACAAAGTTGAGGTAAAAGAGAAATACGAGCAGATGGACCCGGCCAGCTCGCTCTATGCCCGCGCGGTCACGCGGCAGACGGTGACGCTGAAGATCACGGGCGATGAGATCACGCTCGACAACATCGCAACCGCGTTGAACGGCACGCTGGAGACTGTCACGGGCACCGGCGCGACGGTCACCGCCGAGACGATCACGCCGTCAGGCGGCGCAATATTGGGTAGGTACTACGACCTGGCGCACCGGAATGTGACCGCGCTCACTGACGTCAAACAGGGCTCGACGACGTTGGTGTTGGGTACGGATTACACCGCCGACCTGGTCAAAGGGCGGATCTATCTGCTGCCGACGTCCGTCACGATCACGCCAGGGTCCGCGCTCACGGCCGACTATACCTTCGGGACGTACACCTACAACGCCGTCAACGTGGCGAACACTCGCTCCGTCGATGCGTATGTGCGCTTCGAGGGTAACCCCGTCAAGGGCCGCACGTATCAGCATGAGTGGTGGCATGTCCAGTTCACGCCGTCCGGCTCACTCGGCTGGATACATGACGACTTCGGGCAATTGTCGATCGAGGGAATGGTCATCGCTGATCCGATCAATCACCCGAACGAGCCGATCGGGCGGATCATCCAGGTCGCCTAAAACGCGGCAAGTGGCGGGGCCGGTCGGAGGTACTAACACAACAAGAGGGCACGCGCGGTCATGATTCTGGAGATTGAAGGCGCCGGCACGTTTCGGGTCGTGTCGGCTTCGACCATAGAGCACGATATCGCGCTGACCAACTTGTTGCGATCCAGCGGCGCCGAAAAAGCGGTCATCGATGCGCTCACCGCCGGCGAGGAACCCGACTCGCGGATATTCGCGGCCGTCACTGAGAGCGGCAAACTGTTTGACATCCTGGCGGCCGCGCTGGTCCCGGCCGACGTCGATCCGCTCGCGTGGACGCCGGCGATCGCGAAAGAGACGGCCGACAAGCTCAAGCGCGTTGTGTCCGAGAAGGGAAAACGGGTGTTGCTGTCGTCGATCGTGGAGCTAGTCAAGGCTTTTTTTCTCGTCGGGCTGCACTCGCAAATGACTTCCCGGAACTCTACGGCGAGCGGGAAGGACGCAGGGCAGCCCGTTGGCGCGAACGCGGAGATTACGACTGCGGCGACTGGCCGCTCATGGTTCGTGAGCTGGCTGGCTACGATCCGGGACGCATTCAGGAAATACTCCGGTGGCCGTTGAGGGAAGCGATGTTGTGCTACCTACACCGGTTGCGCCGGGAAGCCCTGCAGGCGTGGCGCTTCGATATGACGATATGGGCCGCGTTCGCGCCGCACATGAAAGACAAAATGCGCGCGCCGTCGATGCCGCGGATTCTGCGCCGGCCGGACGACACCCGCGGAGGGCCTGACAATGCCGACGACCCAAGAGGAAGTTAGAGTCAGGTTATCCGCCGAAGGCATGGCGGAAGTCGTCACGGCCTTCCAGAAAATCGCGGCCGAAGGGAAACGCGCGGCGAAGGAGACCGAGGGCGCGTTCGCCGAACTCAACAACCAATTTAAGGAGGTCGGGAGGAACCTGCTGGCCGGCCTTTCGATCGTCTACGCGGCCGACAAGTTGAAAGAGCTGTTCAAACAGACGTTGGAGAATGCCGACGCGCTCGTGCGCCTGCAGAGGCAGACCGGGCTGTCAACCGATGCGATCCAGGCATTCGGCCGCGCGGCGATCGAAAACGGCGTGAACACGGAAACCGCCAACCAGGCGTTGGCTCGCTTCACGACGTCGATCGGCAAAGCGCAGACCGGAAGCCGCAACTCGCAACTCGCGTTGCGTGAACTCGGGACATCGTTCAAAGACCTGCAGGCGCTGTCACCGGACCAGCGGTTGCAGTTCGTTGCCAACGCGCTGGCGAACATCCCGGACCCCGGCCGGCGGGCGCGCATCGAAGTGGAATTGTTCAGCAAGAGCGGCACCGAGCTAGATCAAACACTCGTGCACCTGGGGCGGGAAGGGATCGGCGCATTTATAGCCAAGTTGCAGGAGCTGGGCACGTATCTGGACTCCGATAGCATCAACCGCCTGCAACACTTGGGCGACAACATCCGCGACATTAAGACGGTCGCGCAAGGTCTCGGGTCGCAGTTGTTGGTGGGGCTCGCGCCGAGCCTGGAGAAAATCACCGGCGAGTTGACCAAGTCCACCGGCGCCGGCGAGGGTTTCCGCCTGGTCGGCGTGGCGATCGGCGCCGTGTTTCGCGCGGTTGTGCTCGTGATGGATACCGCCGGAAAGACGATCGGCCTCAACTGGGCGCTGATCATGAATCACATACAAGGCACGGCGGCCGCCGCGGCGCTCCAAGTCAGAGGGCACTTCATTCTGGCGGCGAAGGAAATCGTCGATACGTTCAAACGCGACAAGACGATCATTTCCGAGTACCTGGCCGATCTCGGCGCCGCCCGGCGGAACTTGTTCGGCGACGACAAACCACCGCCGAAGGAACCCGAAGCGCCCGGCGGGGGCGGCGCCGGGGCGCCGGATGAAGCGCTAGCGCAGGCGCGCTACCAGTTGTTGGTGACGCGGCTAGACAATGAGCTGAAGCTGTTTGAAGCGCACAACCAACTCGTGCTGGCGCAGGACAAAGCGGCCTATGAAAAGCGGGAGATCAGCCTGCAGGAGTACTTCGACCGGCGGGCGGCGGCGATCAATGCGGACTTCGACAAGCGGATCGCCACGGCGAAGGCGAAACTGGCGGCCGAGGAAGCGCTACCGCTCAAAACCGGTGTCAGTGAAGAAGCGGCCGCGGAGGAAAAGCGCGTCCAGGTCGAGAAGTTGCGCGGTGAGATCGCCGACCTCAACGGACAGCGGGAAGTCGCGCTCCAGCAGGATAAGAACGCGCTACACCAGGAAGAACAGCGTCAGAGCGACGCGGCGATCAAAGCGCAAGAGACGTTGTTGACGCTGGCGGGCCGCCGGGCAGACGCCGAACGGCTGCGGCTGAAGTTGGCGGCCGATGCGCTCGACAAGGAGCTGGCCGCGGGCGGTGTCGCGCCGGCCGAACGCCAGGCGGCCGTGACGAACTTCACACAGCAGGGCGGCGCGAAAATCGACTTCGACGAGGCGAGCCGAGACGCGCAGGCCAAGTTGTTGCAGTTGGATACGCAGAAGAAGGCAATTCAGGATCAGATCAACGCCGGCCAGATATTCAACCTCGACGGGCAGCAACGCATTCTTGAGCTCGAACGCGCGCAACTCCCGGCCCTCGAAGCGGACGCGAAGGCGATGCAGGACCTCGCCGAGAAAACGAAGGATCCGAACATCCAGGCGCAGGCGGCCGCGTTCAACGAGAAGTTGCAAGAGATCAAAGTCTCAACGGACCAGAACGCCGCGGCAATGAAGGAATACCGTGCCGGCATCGAGTCGGCCGTGGGCGGCGCGCTCAACACCTTCCTGGATGAAGCGATTTTCAAAAGTAAGAGTTTGGGCGCCGCGTTCTCGAATGCGATCCGGCAAATGATCACGGACCTCGCGAAGTTGGCTTTGAAAATCGAAGAGGAACAATTCCTCAAGTGGATCTTCAGCGGCTTCGGCGCCGGCGGTGGCGGCAAGGGCGGCGGCGGGTTGTTCAGCGACTTGGGGCTCGGTGGCGGCGCCGGCGTGAATGCGGCCAGCGGCGGTTATATCCGCGGGCCGGGCTCGACGACGTCGGACTCGATACCGGCCTGGTTGTCAGATCGGGAATTTGTCGTGAACGCCGGCGCGACGCAGCGACCCGGCGTGCTGCAGTTCCTGGAAGCGCTCAACCGCGGGCCGGTCGGCCCTGACTCGGTTGGTCGGTTCTCTGTCGGTTCGCGGTATGCGGGCGCGGCACGCGCCGCGGCGGCATCCGCGCCGGCGCCGGCGCCGATCGCGTTTCACATCGAACCGGCCGCGCTCAACATGACGTTGCGCGACTGGTTCGAGCGGGAGATCGCGGACATACACGCGAAACGGTGAACCGATGCTGACCGTCTACCCGAGCCAGGTGTATGCAGATTCGACGGGGGCGCTCGTGGTGTTCACCGGCCCGGCCAATCGCGCCGTCGCCTGGTCGCTGACCGGGCCGGGCACGCTCACGCCATTGACCGATCACACAGACGACCAGGGCCGGGCCGCGGCGACCTATGTCCCGGCCGGCGCCGGCTCGGCAACCATACAGGCGACCTATGGCACTTGAGGTCCTGGCCGGCCCGTATCCGATCACGACTGACGGCGGGACCGCGATCGATTCGTTTTCCAACTCAGACGGCATGGACGCGGTGTATGTGCAGGGGATCGGGCTTTACGGCAACCTGACACCGCACGGTGAGACGCCGGAATATTGCGCGGTTCAATGGGACGGCACGGCCGCGCGGCGCGGCTGGCACTCCGACCGAGTGCCGCTGATGTTGAACCTGCGGGACGGCGGTTTCGCACTGCGAGGGATCAACACGATCTCGAAGTTCGACATCCTTGCGGCGCGCGAGGAACCGACGCCGTTTTATACGGCCGCCTCGTTCGTCAGCGGGCAGGTCATCTGCGCCGATCGCTACTTGCGATTCAACCTCGGCATGGTGGAGTCGAGCGCGGACGCGATGACCTGGACGACTGAACACACATGGAGCGGGGCCGCGCCGGGCAGCGGGAACACGGTCTCAGACGGCGGCGCTCCTAACGTGCTGTGTGTGTCCTTCACGTCGTCCGGGCAAATCCGCTTCTATGACGTGTTGCGAAAGGTGCAGGTCGGAAACACGCGCTTTGTCGGGGAAGCGAATCAGGGCGTGTGGTACATCGCGAAGTACGGCGTGTTCCTGGAGTTGGTCAGCAAACAAATCAAGATCCTCGCCGATGCCCCGCGGCCGGCCTCGATCGCCAACCCGGCGGCGCTCGCCACCGTGCAGGCGGGCCGGGCCGTGCAGGTGCGGACGCAGGTGTTGGGCGCGCAGTCCGAACCGTGCGCCGGCGAGCTGGTCAACTGGTCGATCAGCGCCGGCGCCGGTTCTCTCGAGCAGGCACAGACCGAAACCGACGCGGACGGGTACGCCTTCAACGTACTGACTTCGCCGGTCGGCAGTTCGGGCGGCGTGACCGTGCAAGCGGAGGTTGCGTTCTAATGTTGCGTCAAACATTCACGTCCGAACCGTTCCTGTATCGGCTGCCGAGCGATATCCCCGGATATCCCTCCGCAATCTATCACCCGGAGTTGACCGTGCCGCCGCGGATCTACGGGGAAGAGTGGGACACCGGCCCGACCGCGCTGTTTGTCAACGAAGAGGTCAGCGTTGACGGCTACGAAGTCATTTACCTATGGCTCGTCAACAATCAACAGCCCTGGCCCAGCTACAACATGCGGCTGCATCGTTGGAACGCGACGACCGGAGTGTACCTGGGGAGTCTCGACGCGGGCTTTGCAACCCCGTATCTGCGCAACCTGTCGCAGTCCATCGACGGCACGCTCTGGCAACTCTACGACGTCACAACGTTGTGGAAGGTACAGATCGACCCGGTCGCGGGGCTGTCGATCGGCGCCACGCCGGACTATGACCTGAGCACCATTGGCCTAACCGGGTTGCTCGCGTTCAGCGTGGACGTCGAGCAGAACCTACTACTCGGCGGCCGCGGCTTCCCGCAGGACAGTCTGTTCGTCTACAACCTCACGACCGGCGCCACGATTCGCACGATCCAACTCCCCGGCATCATTACCAAAATCATGCCGGAGGATTCCAACCGCTGTTATGTGTCCTGCGCCAACCTGCAGAACGAGCGGCGCGTGTGCCTGGTCAACTATGCCACCGGCGAGCTGCAGGCGGTGTTCAAGGTGCAGGACACCTACAACCAGTTTTCGATACAGCAGACGATCACGTGGGACCGAAAATATAGGCGCTTCCTGGTGTGGAACAACGCGCCACTGACAACGGACGGGCAAAACACCAGCGTTGTGAAGGGCTACTTCCCGCAGCCGCAACCGGTCGGGCTCACGGCGCCCATACCCCTGCGCCCGCCGCGCAAGTACCGATCGACGCCGATCCTGACGCGCGTGTACGGCGATATCGGGGAATCGATGCCGGGCGCCCGCGTGACGCTCACGCCGGGCTCGGGCATCGCCACCGTGAGCGGGTTTCCTGGACTGACGGACTCGGACGGTGAAAGCGTTGGGACGATCTACAACGCAGACGCCGGATCTCTGACACTCACCGCGAGTACCACGGTATGACGACCTTGACGAGTTCGGCGACCTTCACGATCGGCGCCGGTTCCGCGATCGTCGAGTCGGTGGCGGTCACGATCTTACCGGCGATCGGCAGCAGCACGGGCAAGGGGCGATTGATACACCCGACGCTCGGGACGCTCGACTACGGCTATGCACCGGACGAGTGGTCTAACATCGACGGCGACCTGATCGTGCCGCCAATCTGGAGTAGCGCCAAGACCTTGCAGGGCGCAGCTAATGCACTTTGGCAGGGTAACGTCCGCGACGTGATCGTGTACGAGTGTTGGATTCAAGACCTCAACATGCCCGTCGCGATGCTGCGGCAACTGCTGGCGTTCTGGCAGAACCCGCCGGACCCGGACGCCGGGAGTCCCGTCCAATGGTGGCCGAACTACGCGAGCGCGCTAGGGTTCAACGTCGCGATGTTGAGCGTCGAAGTCGCGGGCGACGGTCCCGGCCAGGGTGTTGTGCTCGACGCATTGGTGCCGCGCCGAGGTTGGGTCGGCGGCAAGGTGACTAACACCATGCGCATATTGAGCCGCGTGTAATGCTTACGAGCTGGTCACCGCTGAATTCCGACGCACCGCGGGCCGTCCAGGTCCTGCGGCATCCGACCGCGACGTTTATCGCGATCATGCAAGGTTCGGCGACTGACGGCGTCGATCTGTCGGCGTATGTGACGAACTGCAAACACACGTCGAAGGACGCGGACGTCAGCTTTCGCTATCACACGGCGTTGAACGGGACCGCGCAACCCGCGGTCGGCGAGCTGCTGGAGCTGCGGTTAAATGGTCAATTCCTCTGGTGCGGGATCATCGACAGCATTTCGTCGTACCGCCTGCAGGCGGGCGAACACTCCCTCGCCGTCAAGGCGTACACGCGCGACAACATGCCGAGTTGGAAGGACGTCCAGCGGGTGACGGACCTCTACGCCACCGGGACGCCGATCGGCGCGATCGCCGGCGATATCGCCGCGGCTCTCGGCCTCGAAGTGCCGGAAATCAACCTGCCGTACTTCGGGACCTACACCGTGCACAGCAACATGCAGCTCGCGAACCTGTCGGCCTACGACATGCTCGTGACGCTGTTCCTGGGCTCGGGCTATGAGCCGTATGTGGATGCATACGGCCGGCTGCGGGCGATCTCGCGCGATCTCGGCCGGCCCTCCGACCTGGTCGTCACCGAGGATCGGGTCGTGTCGATCGACGGCTCCAAAGCGCGCAGCGCCGTCACGGCCGTCCGCGTGAAATGGCTCGACCCGGCCTTGACACTGGTCGCGCAGCAGGACCAGGCGCTCACGCAGGCCACCGTCACGGCGGGATTCTTCCAGCTCAAACAGGTGCAGGAGATCTACTTCTCGGACGATCGCACGCAGCGGGCGCAGGGGACCTATATGGTCGTCAAACAATCGGCGAACTCGGGCCTGCTGCCGGTCTGTACGGAACGCTATACGCCGTTGACGCCGACCTCGGGGCGCATCGATCTCGATACGGCCTTTTGGGCGCCGATGCTGGCGATCGACGGGATCGCCGGCATGATCGCCGCGTCATACATCCCGGACGACGTCGCCGCGTTCGGCGGCGGCGTGACGATCCCGGTCGGCCGCCTGGTCGAAATGGTCGCTCAGGTCGGTGTCATGTTGGTCATGATGAGCATTGGCACCGGAATGTATGAGATCCGCGGTCAGCCATACGACTACGTCCACGCGCGCAACACCAGCGAGGCGACCGCAGCCGGCGTGCCGATCTGGCTGCAGCAGTACGACGACATCGAAAACGACTTCATCATGAACGAACCGCAGGCGCAGGCCTGCGCCGGTCGTGAGCTGATCTATCGAGCGCGCAGCGCGACCACCTATAAAGCGACCATCGTCGATGATCCGCGCATCGAACGCGGCGATATCGTCGAGCTGTTCGACGGTTCGCGGGTGTATGTGTTGGATTACTCGCGCGAGCTGTCGCCGGGCAGCGCCTCGACGCTTGAGATTACGGGGTTCCGCGCATGAGCGACAACGTCCTAACCTACTTGACCGAAGCGCAGATTACCGACGCCGAAACGGAACTCGACGGCAAAGCGCTGACGCGCCCGGCCCTGCTCGCGACAGACGGCGCGGTGTTGGCCTACGTGCTCGATGTTGACATCGGAAAAAACGTCATTCTGCGCAACGTCCCGGTCGCGCGGAACAATCGCTCGCTGGTGTTTGCCGATGCCGGTTCGGCGGTGCGGTTGCGTCGCACGGCGAGCGGCCGTTATGAGGTCATCGGTCTATCGAACGAACAGCCGGGCACGTACACGACTTTCGAGGTCGATCTAAGTGACTTCACCTTTGGGCCGGTGACCGACCTGTCGATCGTGTCGCGCGTGCTCACCTACGCCGAGCTGGCGAGCTTCGGGGGATACGGCACGATCCCTTACGGTGCAATCGGCATCTTTAAGGGCGGCGTGCTGCAGGAGATCCGCGCATGAGCCTGGCACTGCAAACACTGAACAACGGCGACACCAACTATGTCGCAAAACACAACAGCAACTATTCGGACATCCAGACGGCCGTCAACGGAATTCTGACGGCGCTGGGCGCCTCGACCGGCGCGAGCACGACCAACCTACTGGCGGCGCTGTTCGGCAACTCAACCGCGTTCATCGGCAACACCAGTTACACGACGTCCACGTCGGGAACGGTGTTGACCGTGTCGAGCGGTTACGCCTGGCGGCCGGATCTTGGAACGGTGCTCACTAAAGCCACATCGACCGCGCTGGACTTCTCCGGTCAGTCGGCCGCGACCTATTACGTCATTCTCGGCGCCGATGGCACGCCGGCGCGATCGGGGACGTCAACCTTCGCTCTGTATTCAATCGTCTGGACCGGGTCGGCCTTCGGGACGATCACGGCGATCGCGCCCGTCGTACCGAGCGGCGACGTGTCCGGGACCTTCCAGGTGCTCACGATCGCGGCCGGCGCCGTGACGCTCGCGAAAATGGCGGCGTTGGCAGCGAACTCCGTCATCGGCAATAACACCGGATCGTCGGCGACGCCGGCGGCGATCCCGATCGGCGGCGCAAACGGTGTTGCCAGCCTGGACAGCGGCGGCAAGGTGCCGACCAGTCAGTTGCCCGCCTCCGTCGTCGGGTCGCTGAACTATCAGGGCACATGGAACGCGAACACGAACTCGCCGGCCCTGACCAGCAGCGCGGGCACGAAAGGCTTTTACTACAAGGTCAGCGTCGCTGGATCGCACACGCTAGACGGCATTTCTGATTGGGCAGTCGGCGACAGTGTCGTGTTTGACGGTACGACGTGGGACAAAATCAACGGCGCCGATCCCGAGGTGCTGAGCGTGGCCGGGCTCACGGGCGCGATCACGGCCGCCGCTCTCACGGCCGCGCTCAATCTGTTCAGCAACACGTTGCAGGGCCTGGTGCCGGCATCCGGCGGCGGCACGGCGAACTTCCTCCGCGCTGACGGCACCTGGGCGACGCCGGGCGCCGGTGGCAGCGGCGGCGGTTCGGTGACGAGTGTCGGGTTGTCGATGCCGGCCGAATTCAGCGTCGCCGGCAGTCCTGTTACCGGATCGGGCACACTGGCAGCGACGAAGGCCAACCAGTCGGCCAACCAGGTGTATGCCGGGCCGACCACCGGCTCGGCCGCGGCGCCCGCTTTCCGCGCCCTGGTCGCGGCCGACATTCCGGCCGTGCGCTATGACCTGGCGACCTTTTACCCCGGCGCGCCGGGCAACTCGCAGTTGGTGTTGAGGTGGCAGGCGTCGCGGGCGGTGACGATCCCCGCGGGCGGCACCAACTCGCAGGCCTCCGCTGGCTCCGCGGCGACCGGGTCAACGACGTTCACGCTCAAACAGAACGGGACGAGCGTCGGGACGATCGTCTGGAGCGCATCGGGCACCGCGGGCGCGTTCACGATCAGCTCGACGATCAACGTCGCCGCCGGCGACGTGCTCACCATCACCGGGCCGGCCACCGCGGACGCAACACTGGCCGATATCGCGATCACGCTCGCGGCGACGGCATGAGGGCAGACCATGGCTAACTTTTTCGTGCGATCGCGCCCAACAGCCAACCGGGCGCAGAACACGGCGATGACCCTCGGGCAGAAGGTCGTCGCGACCAGCTCCACGGCGTTTCTCGGCATCCTGTTCGAGGTGACGACGGCGGGGACGACGGCCAACACCGCCGGGGACCCCGCGTGGAACACGACGATCGGTGGCACGACGACAGACGGTGGCGTTACGTGGACCACACGTGGCGGCGCGGGCATCTGGTTGGCGAGCAAGGCTTACGCGCTCGGCGACCGTGTTTGTAGGGTCTCGCAAACATCCCTTAATAGCGCTTCAACCTGCATTTGGGAATGCACCACGGCAGGCACGTCAAACAGCACAGAGCCAACCTGGCCGACTACCATCACCGCGGGTACAACAACGCAGGCGGACAACACAGTCACCTGGACGGCCCGAGCCTGCACCACATGGGACAACGCCAACCCATTCCTCGCCGGGCTGCTGAAAGACTTCTCGAACTCAACCATCAAAGTGTCGGCCGCGGACAGCATCTACGTATCTAAAACCCACGCAGAAGCACCCATTAGTGGATCGTTTCAGAACCTAACCCTCGCATTTCCAGGCGGGGGCAACGCCCTGCCGACCAGGCTGTTGTGCGTTGATGACACAGGGCAGCCGAGTTCCCCGACGACACTGGCAACCGGCGCCACGTTCACGATTTCCGGGTCATTCAACTCAATCATCCTCAGCGGTTTCTCTCAGTACATCTACGGGTGCCAGTTCATCAACAACTGTTCGAGTTCCGGCATCATGCAGATTCCAAACACGAGTTCAGGCACGTTCATACTGGACAATTGCGTGTTGAGCCTAGCCAACTCAGGAAACACCACAGGCCGGATCGAGATTGGCAGCAACCAATCAGGCGTCGCCTGCGCGAAGGTGACGTTGAATAACGTCCAGTTCAGCTTTGCCCACACCAGCCAAGTCATCCGGGTACAACCGGGCGACCTCTCTTGGAAGAACACAGCCTCGCCCCTTCCGGGGACCGCGCCGACCATCCTCTTTGACCTGAACAACGGGACCAACGCTGGCTTCTTAACCATTGAAGGAGTGGACTTCACAGCCCTGGGCGCAAACAGCCTCTTCGGCTCCACGTTAGGGGGCGTGGGCACGAACAGGATTCAGATCAAAAACTGCAAGCTCGGCGCGTCCACCGCGCTGTCTACGGCAACCAACCAAGGAACCGGCGCCCCTATTATTGACATGATCAACTGCGACTCGGGCGGGACCAACTACAAGTACAAGGCATATCGACCCGGCGGGACGATTGACCATGAGCTGACGAAGATCATGACCGGCGGCGCATCGGACGGCACGACCGGGATCTCGTGGAAGATAGCGACGAACGCCAACATGGGATACCCGTTCGCGTTAGAAAGCCCAGAGATCAGCACCTGGAACGACAACAGCGGAACGAGTAAGACGGCGACCGTCGAGATCCTGACCGACAGCGCCTCGGCGTTGAAGAACGACGAAATCTGGTTGGAGCTGAGGTACCTGAAGAACTCAGGCGACCCGACAGCAGGGTTTGGCAACAACTCGAAGAGCGACGTCCTGCAAAGCTCGGCGGCACAACCAACATCGACTGCCACTTGGACGACGACGGGTATCACCAACATCATGAAACAGAAGCTGCAAGTTAGTTTTACTCCAGGCCAGAAAGGACCGGTCACGGCAGTCGTGAAGCTCGCGAAGGCCAGCACGACCGTCTACGTCAACCCAGTCATGGCGATCGCGTAACATGGCAACCCAAACAGAGTACGTGGTCCCGTCGCCCGGCGCGACGACGGCTATCAACCCAGGAACCACATCACGTCAATGGATGACCCCGCAAGGGACATACTTGGCCGAAGTGATATCTGGCGGGGGCGGCGGCGGCGGCGGGGGCGGTCACCGGCCCGTGGTACAGACGAGCGGGTAGACTGTTCCTGGTTAAACCGCTTCAGTGAAGGGGAGAAGCGACCATGAAAGAAGGCGACGAGTTAGATCGGCTGATCGCCCGACTCAACAAGACGTTGGACGCGCGCCAGCATGCAATACGCCGGTTGCGGGTCGGGATCACGCACCTCGAGGACGCCGGGAAGCTGAAAAGCCTGCAACCGTGGATCGTCGCGGAGCTGTGCCGGATCGAGAACAATCACCACAACGTGACCGAGGCGATCGACCGGCTCGCCGGCGACATCGATCGGCATTTGACCGGTGCGCCGCGATGACTCCGCTAACGGCCGATCAGTTGTTGCGGATCATGCCGGACGCCGGCGCGCGGGCGGTCACGTACCTGCAACCGCTCGGGGCCGCATGCGATGAGTTCGACATCACCACGCCTCGCCGGCGGGCCGCGTTCCTTGCGCAGATCGCGCACGAGTCCGGCCAACTTCACTACGTGAAAGAGATTGCAGACGGCTCGGCCTACGAACCGCCCTCGCAGAAAGCAACCGATCTCGGCAACACTCAGCCGGGCGACGGGCGGCGGTTCCCCGGCCGCGGTTTGTTGCAGGCGACCGGCCGCGGCATGTATGAACGGCTATCGAAGGCGCTGAACGTGGACCTGGTCGCCGCTCCCGAGCTGCTCGAAGATGCGCCACTTGCGGCCCGATCGGCGGGTTACATCTGGACGATTGACAAACACTGCAACGCGCTGGCGGACGTCGATCAGTTCGGAGCCATCACGCACCGGATCAACGGCGGGTACTTGGGTATCGATTCGCGCATCACGTTTTGGTTGCGGGCGCGTAAGACGGAGGGCCTATGAGTTTTGGACAAAAGGCACTGCAGGTCCTGAAACGGGTTGCCCCGGAGCTCGCGCTGGCCGTGGGGGGACCGTTCGGCCCGATCGCCGCGACCGCGATCTCAACCGCGCTCAACACGGCCGCCGGCGATGACAAGGCCGCGGAAGCCGCGTTGCTCACGGCAACACCGGATCAGTTGCTCGCGTTGCAGAAGGCGCGCGACGACTTCATGTTGCAAATGCGTAAGCTGGGCATCGAAGCCGACAAGCTCGTGTATGACGACCTGGCGAGCGCGCGGGCAATGCAGATCACCACGCGCGACCCGAACGTCGGCCGGCTCGCCTGGTTGCTGATCCTCGGGTTTATCGTCACCGCGGCCGCGCAGATCGCCGCCATGCTCACCTTTGCCGCCGACATGGCAGCGGTGCCGCCGGCGGTGTGGCTGCAGGTCGGCAACGTGACCGGCTACCTCGCCAACGAAGCCAAACAGGCGGCCGCGTTCTACTTCGGCACCACGTCGTCAAGTCAGGTGAAGGATGCAACCATCGCCGACATTGCCAAGCAACCCTGACTCGGCCGATCCGCCCGGCAGCTCTGAGACGCAGGTCCTGGAACGCCTCGCGCCGGCTGTCACCTGGTGGCCGCGTTGGTTTCGTAAGCACCTGACGCCGCAGATGGTTATTGCCGCCGTCGTCATGATCTTCAGCGCGGGCACGTTTTGGGCGAACTTCCGCACGTCCAGGGACGTGAAGGACGCGCAGCGTGACGTCCGGGATCTCAAAACCGAGGTCAACCGGAAACTCGACGAGATCGGGGGGCGCAGCTCGAAGGTGGACGTGATCGAGAAGGGGCAGCAGGACCTGGAACGGCGCATGAACGATCTCGAAGAGGATTTCAAATGGGCGAAGCGCGAGGCCGGGACGCCGCCCTATTCACGGAAGGGCCCGCCGGCGCGACGTCCGAAGTGAAGGTTTAGCGCAACCGAGACCGCTAAGGTTAGTCCGGGGTTTCGCGGTGTTGGAGCGGATCGCGGGGGCGCCTGAGTCCGCGCGGGGGGAATCCCCCGCGCGGCTCTGTTCCCGGTCCTGACACTACCGCGCGCACACGCACGCGCGCGTCAGAACTACTACTGAGTTTATAGAAACTACTCCGACGCGCGCACGCGCGCGCGCCCGCGCGTAAGATCTAAGGAAACAACACGGCCGGCGCCGAACACCGGCGGCCGCGGCCGTCCTCAGGAAGACAACAGGTTATCCACAGACTTGTGCACCGGGCGGCGCAACAAGGGCGGCGTTAGTGCAGGCGGGCGGCGGCGACCTTCCACGCAACTGATCGCGTTGAACCAGAGCCCAAGATCCGATCGCCGTCGAAGATCTCCCAACGGTCGGCAACCTCGCGCGCCTTCGCTTTCGGATAGACGCGCCGAACCACTCGGACGGGGTTGTATCGTTTACTGGCGCTCATGCGTGGTCTCGCTGTTGTTGTCGTCGTCATTCATGGGGGGCGGGGATCGAGCCCGGCGCGGTAAAAGTTTGTCCGGCCGGGCGCGATCGGGTCATTGTGCGACCGGTTCGGCCTTCGGTTCGCTATGGGGTTCAAACACCAGATGATTGCGACAGAACGCATACACGGCTTTGTCGTCCAGCAGCTCATACTTACAACCGGTGCCGTCTAACGCGAGTTTGATCGCCTCCGCAACGGTGTGTCGTCCGGTGATCGGGCCGGCGCGCATTCCTTTCATGTCGGCGAGCAGTGCGTCTCGAAGCCTCTCGTCCAACCCGCTGAATTGGGAGTTGGTAAACACCGCAAAGCCGATTGGTTCAATGATCTGATGGAGTACGCCGGGCAAGTCGCCGGCGTGTATGTTGTATTCGTGGGGGCGTGTCAGAGCGAGGGCCATCCCCGGCCGCGCCTCTTCTCCGGTCTTCGCACTGGCTATCTCGAAGTTCCATGGTACGCGGATCTGTGTATCGTCGCCGCGGCCGCCGGTGACGATCATTCGATATTGATCGGGGATTGCCTCGGGGAGTTTCTTTGGGTGGAAATAGATGATCGTTGAGAGTGCGGCGGCAACTGTTCCGGCAATTGCCAATGCTGCAACGGACGTGATGCGTTTCTCGCGTGGTGTCATATATTGCGTGGCCTTCGTTGTTGTGTATGTTTTTCAAAACGACGGCTCCGAGAACCCTCCCGGAGCCGTCAGTGCTGGCTAAACCGACCCTTATTTCGGTTACTGAAGGGGGGCCGGGCCGCCAGCTAAAACATCGCAAACGTGAGATCGAGCGTCACCCGGTAAAACGCCAAGCCCCGACCTTGGGGCGGTTGGTAATTGACGCCGAGTCCCCAATCCCCCAGCGAATACTCCAGACCAACCGACACGGGAAAGTACATCTTCGTCCGGTCTGCGACCGTCCCGTTGACGTTCGAGACCTGGTACTCCTTGCACCCGCCGGATGTCGATATGTTCGGATCGGTCGGCGGGTTGTATTCCTTGCAGAAGTTGTTGATGGGGACATTTTGGTCAACCGAGTGGTTGGCGATCTTCCAAGCGACCCCGGCCGTGCCGTACACCGCGAGGTTCGACGTCAACGGATAGTCCAGATGTATGCGCGGCTGAATGTCCATCAACTGCCCGAGCTGGGAGTCAGCGACGATCGGCGACGGGGACTGTGGGCGCGAGGTGTTGAAACCACCGGGCATGAGGCTGGCGACCAGCTCCGCGGCGATATAGCGCGAGAACCTAACGCCCATCAGGCCGTTGATCGCGGCATGCCTGCCCGAAGTGAAATTGATTGGTTCGTCTCCCTTGCATCCCTGTGCGTTGTTGTTGCCCACTGCTGGGTGATACGGGCACGAGAACACATCATGCAATCCGTACATCCCGAGACCGATGCCGGCATACAGTCCGACGTAATCCAACCCCTTACCCGCCGGGGGCTCGAAGCCAACCCCGTCCGTTGTCTGTGCGTCGGCGACCGCGGCGCCGGCGGTCATCGTTAGAATCCAAAGTGCACGTCTGTTCATGTCGTTTTCCCAATGGTTTGTTGTTCTGTCAGGATCGGATCGGATCAAAAAAAGATTTACGGCGGCCCGCGATCGCCGGCGGCCTCCCATGGGCCGTCATGTCCGTACTGGAACATGGTGCGGATCATTTCCTCGCGCGTGTAGCGTTTGGGCGGGGGATCGGTGCGCACGCCGAGCTGCTCGTAGTAGCGATCGCGTTCCATCACGCGGGCGCGTTCGTCCGCTTGCGTGTAGTCGATGACCACGGTCACCGGGCCGTTGACAGTCTGCCCGGTGGAGTCGTCCAGGAATTCACCGAGGCCGGACGTTTCGACCCAAGCGTGCAGGACATGATGCAGCGGGTCGAAACTATTGCGGACCCAACCGTGCACCAGGCGGGAATCGGGCTTGCCGAAATGCAACAACGCGACGGCCGCGACGCTGAAACACTGTCGCCGTGTCAGATCGCGCCCGCCGAGCAGGTGGGCCAACTCCGGGATGCGGTCGCGTTCGACCACGGCCGGGACGCTGTTCTCGGCGAACAACTCACAGAATGGGCAATGCCGGCGGGCGACGTCGTCGGGATCGGCGGTTGTCATACCGCACTTCGGGCATTTGTAGACCATACGGTTCCTCCCTGTGGTTGGTGTTCGATCGAGTGCAAGCGGCCTCCGCCGGACCCGGCGGGCCGTTAGACCGGCGTGTTTCATGGGCGGCGGTGGCGCGATGACGCGATGGATTCAGACAAACGAATATCTTCGCGGATCAACGCGCGGACGCGGCGCGCGATCGCCTGGCCGATCTGCGCGGAGCCGGCCGCGACCAGCTCCCGGCGCGCGGCCTCCAGGTTCCGCCGTACCCGCGCGAGCGCGAGGCCTTCCGGCGTATTGGCTACGTCTAGCGGAACGGATTCGAGGGACGGTTGCACTTTGGGACGTCGGCCCTGTCGTTTCCCCTGCGGCCGCGGTTCCTCGCCGAGTATCTGCGCCATCGTCCAATCATTGGCGCGCCGAGTGACGAACGTGGCTTTCGGCATGCCGGCGCGTTGTGCCCACTGTTCCGCTGTTAGTTTCAGTCCGTTGTGTTCAATCATCAGCGGCAGGCGGCCGTTGCGTTTGCGAGCCGGCCGGGGTTCCTCGCCGAGTATCTGCGCCATCGACCAACCCTTGCCGCGCCGATTGACGAACGTGGTCAGCGGAATACCGGCGCGCGTTGCCCATTCTTCCGGTGTTAGTTTGAACCCCTGGTATTCAATCAACGCCGGGCCGCGGAAGCGGCGCTGCGGCGGTGGCGGCGGCGGTTCGTCACCTAACAACTGTCCCATCGTCCAACCCGCGGCCAGGCGCGAAAGAAAAGCCGCGGCTGGCATGGTCGTCTGGCGGTGTGCCCAATCGATGATTGGTAGCGTCTGGTCCCGGTAGGTGACCTGATCTCGGTTTTTCATTGCTTCGATTCCCTCGGCCCGTTCCGGCCTCGAAGTTCGTTTGCGTCCTGACTGCGGCGATGCACACTAGCAACGTGCGCCAGGGAGGGCCGGCGTTCCAGATCGACGTCGAAGGGGGGTTGACCGCCCGTCAGGATCGGCGTCCCGTTTGGGGGAACAACCCCGTGCAGCTCGATCTAGTCCGTCAGCGCCCGCCCTGGCGTACCTCCCAAGGCACACGACCGGCGTTGCCCGGCGCGGCCCGGCCCGGTTACCCAACGTCCCGACACGAGGGCGGACGTCGGCGAACACCGGGCCGGCGCAACGGTCACCGGCGGCGGGATACTGCCAGCGTTCGAGCCGTTAGTCGCCTTGCACCGCGACACGCTAAGGACGCCTTAGCGTCACGTAGGGGGCCGGGACGTGCCTATATAATGTGTGCCCGTGTTCGGGCGCGGTTGGGGGTGTTCGGGAACATAGGGGAACCGAGGCGGGATACCGGGCCGGGCAATCCGGTGCCGGCTCATTGAAAATCAATCAGTTACGTATCCGGTTCGGAGGCGACCCTAGCCTCCAGACCCAACCGCTAAATCCCTGACCTACCTCGCATTTCCCGTAAATCATAGGCTTTTCGCACTAGTCCGAACGGCGGCGCATCCCGCCGAACACGGGCAAATGATAGAATTTGGGTAACGAAGGCGGGATACCACCGCCAGCAAAAGCGAGGCGTTACCCATGTCCCATGCACCACTCACAAACGCCATCATTTCGGCCCTGAAGCCGAAGGACAGGCGCTATAAACGGTTTGACACGGGGGGGCTGTACATCGAAGTGCTCCCGTCCGGCGCCCGCTCCTGGCGCTTCCGGTACACCCGCGACGGCGTGCCGATCGTGTTGACGTTCGGCACTTGGCCGGACACGACCCTAGTGCAAGCTCGGCGGATGCGTGACGAGGCGATCGCACTACGCGACGAAGACGTCGATCCGAGAACCGAGAAGCGGCGCACGGACGCGGCCGCGGCTAACGCCGGGACCGGCCGCCAGTTCGAGACCGAAGCGCGCGAATGGTTGGCGTTGAAGTCTGCAGGTTGGTCGGAGGGGTACGCCGGCCAGATGACGAAGATCCTGGAACGCGACGTATTCCCGATCATCGGCAAGCGGCGTTGTCCCGACATCACCGCGCCGGACGTGCTCGACGTGATCCAGCGGATCGAGGAACGGGGGGCACTCGAAGTGGCGGCCGATGCGCGCAGCACGTTGGAACAGATCTTCCAGCGGGTGCGATCGCTGGGCCGATGCACCACCAACCCCGCCGCGGATATCCGCGGCCAATTGAAGAAACGCGAACGAACCAACTTCGCCGCGCTCCCGGCGAAGGACTTGCCGACATTCTTTGCATTGCTACGGGGAAGCCGCACGGATGCGTTAACCCAGCTCGGCCTCAAGGCCGTGATCTACACGGCGTTGCGCAGCACCGAGTTGCGGGAGCTGCGTTGGTCTGAAGTGGATTTCCACAATGCGCTGATCACGATCCCGGCCGCGCGGATGAAGAACGGCGCGCACGGCGTCGGCCCGCACTTGGTCCCGCTCTCGGCGCCTGCGATCAAAGTGTTTCGCGAGATCCACAAGTTGACCGGTCGGCGCGAGTGGGTATTTCCGCACCGAATCGAGATCAACGCGCCGATCTCAGACGGCACATGGTTGGTTGCCCTCAAACGCATGGGATACGCCAACCGCGCCACCGTGCACGGTTTCCGCACAACGTTTTCAACCGCCGCCAACGAGGCGCACGTCACCGTCCCTCACGTGCCGGTGCCAGTGAAGTTATGGGACAAAGACTGGATCGAACGCCAACTCGATCATTGCGAGGCCAACAAGGTCCGCAAAGTCTATAACCGTGCCGAGTACATCGAACCGCGGACGGCGTTAATGAAATGGTGGGGCGACTACGTCGCCGCCGCGGAAGCCGGCAAGATTCCAGGCGCCGCGGCGCCGGCGTTGGAACCGCCGAAACTCCGGCGCGGTGGCAAGAAGTACGGCCGCGTAGCATCCCGCACCACGCGGGCGGCCGCTTGATCTGACAACAACAACATGGGGAAACAACAAATGAACCGTAAACCGAAAATCGACACCACCGCCGAGATCACGCCGGCCGACGCCGGGATCGCCGCCGCACGCCACGAAGCGCAGACCATACGCGACACTAAGGCACAGACCATTCCGCAGATTGCGATCGCCGCCGGCTTCGAGACCATCGACGCGCCGGGCGAAGGCGGCACGGTATACGAGCGCACGCTACCTAACGGCGACTATCTGAGCATCCGCGATGCCAACACGGACAACGACGACAACGACGAACCGGACACGCACGCGCGCGTCGGTCGTTACGACAAACACGGTTCGGCGGTGAAAGGTCACTACCAGGAAGGCAGCATCGTTGCGGTGTCATCGCTGGCCGAGTGGATCGCCGGCCAGATCGGGGAACAACAATGAACGTGGACGAAGGAAAAGTAACGCGCCCGCAGGAGCCGGCGACCTATCGCGCCATGGTGCCATTCAGAATAGCGTTGACGTCAGTCACCAACTTGAACGGGGGGGTGGAGACTAGCGCGTTTGTCGATTGGGCCGTTTCGCTCAACGCCGCGCAGATTCTCAACCGCGCCGAGTGGCCGGGGAACAAACTGCCGCGCACACGACAGGCGGCCCTGCGGCAAGCGAAACGCGCAATCTTCGAGTGGATCTATCAATTGGAGAGAGTCGAATGATGGACCGACGTCTAAACATACAGGACACGGGACTTGCCCGCGCCAATCACCGGTTGGATCAACTACAGAAGTTGGGGGACTTCGCCTATGGCCGGCGGGATAGGGTCGAAATGCGGGCGCTGAGCCGAGAGATCGACGCGCAGTTGGCGCGGATCGCCGAGATTGAAGAAACACAACAACGAGGGAGTGCCTAATATGGATCGTCGTCTAAACGCCGTCGTCGCGATCGTCGTCGTCGCCGCGTTGATCTCCGAAGTCGTCGCGCACTATGAAACGCGCGGCGTGCGGGCGATCGCCAACGCCGTGTCGTCGATCGACACCCGCCGCTGAGTCTGTCGCCGCGGGCGGCCCGGCCGGGTCGCCCGCTTCGCACCGCTTGTAGAACTCCCACGCATCCGCCGCGACACCCGTGTCGCCGGCGGCAAACATCCAGGCCGACCGTTCCCGTTCGGTCAACCCGTTCCACCACGCGAGCCCGAGGCACGCATCGGCCCGGCGCATCAAACTCGCGAGCCCGTCCATCAGCGGGCCGATCGCCGCGGCCGCCGGCGCGATCGCGCCCAACGCGCCGACCCAGCGCTCGGCTGTGGCGATCTGTTCGGCCTCGATCAACGTGCGGTGGACCTGGTCGCCGAGAGCGGCGGCGCGGATCAAAAGTTTTGTCAAGGTCAAGCGGGCTTCGTCCGGCGATCGTTCCATCGTGGCAGTCCTGTGTCCTGGTGGATAAGTCCGACTAATTCTGTTCGCCGTTGTTCGTGCCGGTTCGCTCTCGTCAGCCGAAGGCCAACCGAACCAACACCGTTCGCGGCGGCTTGTGCGGCGCAAAAATTAACTTAACTTGCAGCAATATAAACGAACAAGGTAATGTCGCGCCAAACACCGCCGGACTGCTAAGTAAACTTTCACCGGCGGGAATGGAGTGTCCAATGGTGAAAGCCAAGCGACGGACGTCGCGGCGTCCGGCTAGCACCTCGATCGATTCCGGCACCGTGCCGGACTTGCCCGTGACCGGGCTCCTCCGTATCGCGCAGGTTCTGAAGTACGTCCCGATCTCGCGCACTTCCTGGTGGCTTGGCGTGCGCGAGGGTCGTTTCCCTCAACCGCAAAAGCTCGGCAACGTGCCCGTCTGGCGTGTGTCCGACATACGCGACCTCATAGACCACGGCGAGCGGCGCACGGCCGCGACCCCGCCGAGTAGTGGCGCGGTTCACGCGAGCGGATAAACCCAACAACCGCGCGGGAAGCGCGGGAGGTTCCTAACATGTCCACATGCGTAAGCTGCGGGTGCGATGACCTGCACGCCTGCGTCGCCGCCGGCGGCGAACCGTGTTACTGGCTCGTTGAGTTCGACGACGGGACCGGCATCTGCTCGGCGTGCCCGGAGGCGTTCGACGAGGCCGCGGCTGACGAAGCCGAATGGCCGGAAGAATCGCGGCCGAGTTCCGGCCTGATCCTGCCCGGCGATGAAGAGTTTGACCGGACGGTATGCGGGCTGCGCCGGCGATGAGCCGCGACGGGAATCGCAATGATTAACGCGATCTACGTCACGGCCAGCTTGTTGGAGGATGAGCGCGCCTTCCGTGCGTTGGTGGGTAACGACGTCCTCGAGGCGCTTCGCCGCGGCGATACCGCTGTGGTGCAGACGATCCCGATCATCAACGGAAACACGACAAACGGAGGTTCCACGACCATGGTTGAAGTCCCAACCCCCCATATTGCTAACACGGTGGCCGATCGCCTGGCGACGGCTAACTCACTCTTCCCGACGCCGGCGCCGCACGCCGACCAGGTCCTGCGCAAATTGGCCGACGAAGATCGCCGCGCCGTCGCGGAGGTCCGGCTGCTGGCGATGCAGCTCCATGACAAACTCTCGCGCGTGCCCTTCGGCGTGACCGACGAGATCAACACCGCGAAGGCGAAACTACGCGAGTCGATGAGCTGGGCTCTGCGCCACCTTCACCACGAGCAGCGGCCGCCGGCGTGAAGCCATGCCCGATGACGTCGAAAAGATCCGCAGCATGTTGCACCGGGCCGGGACCCATGCCCTACGCGCGAAGGCGGCGTTGAGCTTCAAACACGACTTCGAGCGCGGCGTTGACCAGGCCAACCTGCACATATGCGACGCCGAAGCGCTATTGCGCCGGGCACGGGCGGCGCTGATTCGCGACCCGGCGTTGCGCGCCGATGCGCTCGCCGACGCACCGAAGGAGCCCGAGGTATGACCGAAGTTATAAACGCCTATCCGCTCAACTGGCCGGTCGGCTGGCCGCGATCGGAGTCTCGAAAAGCGGGCGCGTTCGTCGCCGGGCGGCAAGGCGGCGGCGGTGGCCGCGTGGTATCCGTCGCCGATGGCATCGAACGGGTGTTGAACCAACTGCGCATGCTGGGAATCAGTCGCGACGATATCGTGATCTCCAGCAACGTGCCCGTGCGACTCGACGGCATGCCGCGTTCCGGCATCGAACCGCCCGATCCCGGCGTCGCCGTCTATTGGGTCAACAAGAAAAAGCAAACGCAGTGCATGCCGATCGACCGATATCGGCGTGTCGGCGACAACCTCGCCGCGATCGCCGCCAGCCTGGAAGCGATGCGGGCGATCGAACGGCACGGCGGTAGTGTGGTGTTAGACCGCGCATTTACAGGCTTTTTGGCGCTGCCGGCGCCGACGACGGGCAACGGGCATGCCTGGCACGAGCTCCTGGGAGTGCCGCCGTCTGCGACGCGGGATCAAATCAACTCCGCTTACCGGCGGAAGATCGGCGAGGTCCACGCCGGCCGGCCCGGTGGCGATCATGACAAGACGGTCGCGTTGAATCTGGCGCGCGATCAGGGCCTCGCGGCCGCGGGAGCCTGACATGGCAACAACTCACGTCGATCCGATTGATCTGATCGACGATCTACGATCAGAGGTGGAGCGGTTGCGCGGCCTGATTAACACGCCTGAGACGGCCAATTTCCTCGAAGGCGTCAAGCGCGAGGCGGCGCACCAGGTCGAACGCTGGGGCGCCGCACACGATCGGCAGAAGTCTGCCGAACATTGGTTTTGGTTGGTCGGATACCTCGCCGGCAAGGCATTACATGCCGTCATCACCGGCGATCGCGAGAAAGCCCTGCATCACACGATCAGCAGCGCGGCCGCGTTGTTGCATTGGCATACGGCGATCTCGACGGACACGACTGGCAGCGGCCGCGGCCGCGACGCGGACCTGCAGGCGCACGAGAACGGGCGCGCAGCGCACGAGCGGCCGTGATGGCAAGCCTCGACGTGCAAGTGGAGTTGGATGCGTCGCTAGTCGTTCCGCTGATCGAGTTGATCCGTGCGCAAAAGAATCTCGGCGCCGCGCTGACTGACTTGTGCGCCGCTTATGGCATCCCGCCAACGGACGACGTCGTTAAGTTCGCCGGCGAGCTGTCCGCCGCAGAGCTGAAGGCCTGCGCCGCGGTTCACCGCCTGCAAGAACGGGCTTCGGCGATCGCGCCGGCCAGGGGGGCACATTGAACAAACAAACTTCGGCCGAACGGGATCTCGTGATTTCCCGCCGCATGCAAAAGCTCGCCCGCCGCGTTGGCGAGTTGGTCCGTCGCGAAATGGGCGAAGAGTTGGGCATCGCGTTGCTGGTGTTTCCCTGGTCGGACGTCCGCGGCATCCCGGAAGGCGCGCCGGCGGAATTTCAATACATCAGCAACGCGCCGCGGGAACACATGCACGACTTGTTGAGAGACCTGCTCGCGAAGTGGGACCGCGGCGAGCCGGACACGCCGCCACATCTGCGGCAATAGGAGGGTGGACGCTATGAGCGACGTCGTCGTGATCCGTGCCGAACTACCCGACGCCGAAGCATGGGACCTGGCGCAATTTCTCAAACGCACCACGTTCAGCGACGCGCTGCAGATCACGGACTCGGGCAACTCGTCCGACGTCCGCGAAGAACAGGCGCGGCGCATGATGCGGGCGATCGTCAAACTGCAGGGGGCGCTGGCCGCGGTTGGCTACGCGCCGCGATGAATGTTCGCAACAAAGGAGTATGAAATATGCTGCAACGACAGTATCGCGCGGGCCTGCCGGTGCCACCGGCACGCATGCAAACACTTCGCACCGACGCTCGCGGGTATCCGGTCCCGTGGTTCGTCTGGTGGGACGGTGACAAGCCGGACTTCCGCGTGATCGGGCCGGGCAAAATCGCAGAGGCCGTGCGGTTTCGTAAGTGTTGGGTCTGCGGCAGTCCGCTCGGCCGGCACTTGACGTTCCTGATCGGGCCTATGTGCGCCGTCAATCGCACCACGGCGGAACCGCCGGCTCACCGGGAATGCGCCGACTACTCTGCGAGCGCGTGCCCGTTTCTCACACTGCCGAAGGCGCAACGGCGCGACGCGAACTTGCCGACCGACGTGTCGGTCGCCGGCACGATGATTAAACGCAATCCCGGCGTTGCCGTATGTTGGACGACGTTGAGTTACAAGATCCGGCACGTTGAGACGGGCGTCCTGTTCAGCCTGGGCGACCCGATCGAGCTGTCATGGTGGGCGCAGGGCCGGCGGGCCGAACGCGCCGAGATCCTGGACTCCATCACCAGCGGGTTGCCGATCCTACGCGCCGAAGCGGTACTTCAAGGCCACGGCGCATTAGCCGCGTTGGATGCGGCCACCGAACGCGGGCTCGCGTTGGTGCCGGCATGAGCGCGACACCCGAGACGACAGAGGTCCTAGCGATCGCCGAGCGGATCAAGCCGCACCTGGCCGGCCGATCGCCCGAGATCCAGGGCGCCGTGCTGGCCGAGCTGCTGTCGGTTTTCATCGCCGGCCACTACAAGGGCGGGTCGGATCTCATGGATCGCGTGCTTAACATGCACGTCGAGATGGTCCGTCAATTGGTGCCGTCGAGCATCGAAGCGCTGAAGCTGCGCGGGCAAGGCGGCACGCCGCCGGCGCCGGCCGTAGAATCCTGAAATCATGAAGTCACGGGAGCTGCGGCGATGGTTGCGCGTCTCAAGGTCTCGAAGTTTGAAAGCTGGGTCCGATCCTACGGCGTGCAAAGGTTGTCGGTGACGTTGACCAGGAGCGGCGAGGAATATTCGGCGTCCTGGTCGGCGGTGTATGGATGGTTGCGCGGCGAGCACGCGCCGCGCCGGGCGAAAGCTCGTTTGATGGAACAACTCTCAGGCGGCACGGTCACGCGGGCCGACATTCAACAACACATAGCGCAACGGCGCAAAGAAGGGACTAGCAATGAACGATGCAACGAGGCGGGAGCTGGGGTTCTCACTACTCGGCAAACAGGTATACGCACCGACAGACGAGACTGAGAAATTGACCGGCCCGTGGGTCGTGAGCCTGCTACATAACAACGGCATGGTGCAGTTGTCGTGTCCGTCGTGTGAGTGGGGTTCCGGCGGGTCGTTCGATCCGTCTGTGCTTGTCATCGCGCCCGCCGGCGAACAACGGCATCACGCCGAACATGTTACCGACGACCGACTGACCGAGTTGAACGATCAACCGTCAGCCCGCACCAGGCTCGGCCGCGGGTTGGCGGCCGAAGTCGCCAACGCGCACCAGGACCTGGCCAGCATCGCGGCCGAACTGCTCGCCTATCGGGCCGGCACGCGGCAGCGTCACGGTGGCTGAGGACGCGCCCGTGTTCCGGCCCGATGCGACGGTATGCATCAACTGCCGATCGTATCGGGCGCTCGATCCGACGCGCGGCCAGTGCACCAACCCCGACGCGCAGACACCGGTGTTTGAGAACGGGGAGCGCATTTGGCAGGCAGCCCAGCCGGGCGAGTCGTGTTTGCTCTGGCAACCTTCGGAGCGGCGCCGATGAAAGAGCCCGTAGACCATATCGAGCGGCCGCGGTTGCCGTGGCGATCGCCTACGGAACCGGCGCTGACGGAATGCGGGCATGACGTCGCACACGTCAAAACACTGTCGCGGGCCGCGTACTTCCAACGCCTGAAGGACTACGGGCGCCAACGCACGGGGTTGCTGACCTGCATGACCTGCATGACCACCGCCGGCCGGTGGCCGACGTGGGACGAGGATCCGCGCCAGGCCGTCGCCCGTGAGGTCAGTTGGGAATGTCTATGGAACGGCGAACGCGGGCATCGCTTGCGTGACGAGCTGGTCGCGATCGCCGGACTGATCGAGCGGCACCGGGCCGAGTTCGATGCGATGTTGACCGAGATCGAAGCGCGGCGGGCATGGGTCGAACGCAAGGGCAACAACCGATGACCCGCCGCGGCACGCGCCAACAGTGGGCGATGTTGGTCCGCGATCGCGAGCCCGGTGTCATCGCACCGCCACCGATCACGGCCGTCTGCTCGCTGTCGCGGCCGCGCGGAATGAACAAGATTGAACGCCGGTACTCCGAACACTTGGAACTGCGGCGCCGGGCCGGTGAAATTGTTTGGTGGGGTTACGAATCGATCAAGCTGCGCCTGGCGACGCGAACCTACTTCACGCCGGACTTCGCCGTGCAACCGCCGATCGGCAGGTTGGAGATCCACGAGACCAAGGGGTTCTGGCGCGAAGACGCGAGGCTGAAGATGAAGACGGCGGCCGAGCTGTTCCCGTTCCGCTTTGTTGGGGTGCAGGACGGCGGCCGCGGCGCGTGGCGATTCGAGTACTTCGGCGAGGTCGGGCCGACATGAGACCAACGTCTCAGTCCGGGAAGGTTTGGCCGCACCGTGCCGCGATCGCCGGGCACTGGATACGCATACAGGGGGCGGGAGATCCGGCTTATAGTGCCCGTCAGCGGCCGATCCAGCCGGTCGCGACGTCGGCAGGGCTCGCCGGATCAACCGGCGCCACCGGCGCCGTGCGGCGATGCTTTCCGGGGAAACCTGGCCGCACGGGCAACCCCGGCGCCACCGGGCCGGCGGGCCCTGCCGCGGTTTGTTTGTCAAACCGATCACAAACGTTTGTGTTCAGAACGTCGGCGGGGACTGAACCGTGCGAGGCGATCGCATGAGCGGCCTTCGGTTCATGGGCGACCCGCGGCGCATCCTCTGGTCGAGCAAGAGCCCGCAGGAAGGTGATCCGACGTGTCTGTGTTCCTACTGCGGCGCCTGGATACCTGACAACACCATAGCGCTGCGGTTGTGGAAGGAAGAAACCAACCCTCGCGACGTGTTGGAGGCGCGCTTCTGCGATGAGTGCGCCGAGAATTGCTTCGGCATGTCCCGGCCCGGCCCGTGTGTGGGGTGCGACGAGTGAACGAGCAACCGCTGTCGATCTGGACCATCTACGACCACCCGCGCGACTTCCCTGACGCCTACGTCGCGCGTCGCGCCGAGATCGGCGCCGGTGTCGTCGGGCACACGTCAGACACGGTCACCGACCAGGACCTCGAGAAGATCCGCGCCGAGTTTCGCCAGCGTGGACTCGTGCGGCTACCGCGCGCCGAATCCGACGATCCCGTCATTGTTGAGGTATGGCTATGACCGACGACCAACGCACCGCGATCAACCGAAACCTGCAGGCCGACTGCCAGGACAAGGATTACAAAATCCAGGTCCTGCGGCTCGCGCTGAGCGAGTCCGTCAAGTTGCAATCGCACTACGCCGAGCTGCTCAACATGCATGACAACGGCCGCCGGATGCGTTTTGCCTCGGCCGACGAGTGGATCGAACGTCTATCAAAGCTCGGGACGATCCCGTGCAGGTAAATGTTAGTGTCGATACGTCCGGGCTCGATCGCCTGGCCTCGCGCTATACCAAAAACCTGGCGTATAGCACGGCGCAGGCAATCAACGACGTTGCCCGCACGTCGCAAGAACGTATCCGCGCAGGCCTGCGCCGAACCATGCACGTTCGCAAAGCGGCCTTCATCGATCGAAGCGTCAAAATCTTCGTCTTCGCCAATGTGCAGGCGGTTCGGCCCTACGCTGAGCTCGGGATCGACAACAAGACCCGGCTGCTACTGAGTTTGTTTGAGAAAGGCGCGATGCGCACGGCGTTTGTGGGTCGCGACGTCGCCGTGCCAATCACGGGCCGGCCGGCGCGGCTGTCGCCAACGGCATCGGTGCGGGCGGATCTGACATTTCAACAGCTCGCGTTTCACAAAGGCCGCGTCACCGAGGCCGGCCGTGCAGTGTTGAAAGAACGCCGGCGCGCGGGCGATCGCTCGCGCAAGTTGACCGGCGGTTATTATTTCTGGCAGGGCGCGCAACGGACCTTCATCCTGACTGGCACCGCACGCCTGCCCTATGGCGGCGTCTTTCAACGCATCGGGCCGAAGCGCGGCGACATTGTGTTGCTCTACGCCTTCAAGCCGTCCGTGCGCATCGCGGCCGCGCTCAATTTCGTCAACACGACGCAGGCGACGTTCAACGGGGAGTTTCAATACGCTTTCCAACGTCGATTCTATCGCCTATGAACCAGGAGATCCGCCAGGACGTTTGCATAGCCTGCGGTTCGCACGCCTGGCATTACTGGCCGTTCTGCGAGAACTGCGCGCGGTCCTATGTGTGGGAGGTCGGAGAACTCCACTCGTGCGCGTTGTGTGATCTCGGATTGCCCAGGCAACACGGGTTGCATGTCACGACGTCCGGCGGATACGCCGGCCGGTGTTCCAGGGAGGCTATTGCGGCATGATCGACGGCGACTATTCAAACATGCGGCAGACCAGGTTCCGCGTACACATGCGCAGTGCACCGGGAATGTGGGCTCAATATGACGGGTATGTCGATATATCGACGTCCTCGGCGCAGGATGCTTTTCCCGCGGCCGTGCGCCAATTGGCGCGTACCAGTTTTCCAGATCGTCCTTCAACGAGCAGTTGGCGCTTAGAACGGATAGAAGTTCTATGAGCGCCGACGACGATACCAACGTGGGGCCGTGCTGCGGCTGTGGCGTATCGGGCCGCCGGCGCGACCACAACCCCGACACGGGCGAGTTCACCTGGACGCCGCTCGCGCGAAACATTGTTATGTATGACTTCGAGGCGCCGGCCGGCTTCACCGGTTGGGCTTGCGTGGTCTGTGATCTGCCGCCGCACGGCGCGATCGCGGTGTTGTGCGATCGGTGCGCCGAGAACGGCGTCGAACCGAAGTTCATTTGCGGCGGCAAGTACGCCACCGAAGGCGTGCGCGTCAGTCTGGACGGCTACGAACGCAAACCGTTCCATCACAACACAGACAAACACCCTGAACTGCAATACCAGGCACCGGAGGAATTCGAGGGGGAACAATGGGAGCAAGAACTGTAACGAAGGGCGCCGGTATCGCACCCGCGCCGCGGCAGTTGGATATGTTCCGCCGACCAGGTCGCGCCAAGAAGATCTCACCGAGGCGATCGCATGCACCGCGACGCCGATAGCGGCGACCGTTCGCTGTGGGCCTATGCGCGCATCCTGGCGAGCGCAACGGCCGTTGTGCTGGGCCTGGCGCTGGTGTTCGACGTCCGCGCGTGGTGGCTGTCCGTGATGGCTGTCTGCGTGCTGGCCGGCTATGCGGTGGCGGCCCTGCGCATCGCGCAACGGATGATCCGGCGACACCGGGCGGCGCGGAACAAATAGCCCTTTCCGATCACGTTGTTCTGCTCTGTGCGATGCCTCCGAACGTGGCACCACGCGCGATTTTTTCGGGTGTTGTGATGCGACGCACGAAGGCGCGTTGTGCTATGCGCGGAACCAACACCGGATGACGTCGGGCGACCAACCTGTCGAAGTCCAACACACGGGCGGAAAATCGCGGCTAGTCAGGGGCTTGGGTCCTTCCGAGGGGGTGCCGGCTCGCGGGTGCCGGCGGCCGCGGCTTGTCGCTAGCGTCCAATATGGTAACTAGGTTACCAGAGATCGGTTACCATCCGCGCCGGTAACCAACACCAGCGGAGCGAAGTCGATGACGCGGCGGTTTGCGGAATTTGTCGTGACGACGGACGACGGCGAGCCGGTCGGCCTGCCCGCGGCCGGCACGCCTCACGCGCGCGCGTTGGTCGGCGTGCAGCGGTGCTGCGACCAGGCCGTGCTGGTGTTTGCCACGGGCGAACGCGAGGACACCCACTCGATCGAGCGCGGGCACGGTGTTACATTCCCGCGCGGCCGCGGCGGTGAAGTGGTTCGCCTGCTGTCCCCCAGCAGGAAGGCCGGTTCAAATCCGAGCCCGCCGCTCCGACCCGTGCCCGCGACCTGACACATGGACGCCGCCGGCCTAGCAACCAGACTCGGGCACCGGCTGACGTACTGGCCGATCGACAAACTCAACCCGTATTCGGGGAATGCGCGCACGCACTCGGACGCGCAGATAGACCAGATCGGCGCCTCGATCCTGGAGTTCGGATTCACCCGGCCGATCCTGGCCGAAGACAACGGCGACATGATCGCCGGCCACGGGAGCCTGCTCGCCGCCAAGAAGCTCGGCATGACGGAGGTCCCCGTTGTCGTCCTGACCGGTCTGACAGAAGCGCAACGGCGCGCGTACATCCTGGCGGATAACCGTCTGGCGTTGGAGTCCGGTTGGGACGAAACCGTGCTGGCAGACGAGCTGCGGGCCCTCGAAGCGGACGACTTCAATCTGACGTTGTTGGGGTTCAACGACGAGGAACTGGCGCAGTGGATACCACCCGAAGGGGCCGGCGAATTCGCCGCGGGCACGAGCGGCCAACAAGGCAAGTTAGATCAGCGGACGCCGATCATCTGCCCGAACTGCAAACATGAGTTCTTCCCCTGAACTGCGGGTCGATTGGGCAACCCACGAGGCCGCGGTCTACGCGGCGAAGCACTGGCACTATTCGCGATCGCTACCACCGGGGAAAACAGTCAAGGTCGGCGCCTGGGAGGCCGGCCGTTTTATTGGTGTGGTCGTGTTCTCGCGCGGCGCGACGCCAGAGATCGGTTCCCCGTACAAACTCGATCAGACGGAAATCTGCGAGCTGACACGGGTCGCATTACGGGACCACGTCGCCCCCGTGTCGCAGATCATTGCGATCGCGCTCAAGTTCCTGAAACGGGTTGCACCTGGTCTGCGCCTGATCGTGTCGTTCGCTGACACAGCGCACGGTCATCACGGCGGGATCTACCAGGCGGGCAACTGGCTGTATGCCGGCGCGACCGAAACGCACGCCTTTCGCGTGAACGGCCTCGTGATACATCCGAGATCATTGCATAGCCGCTACGGCATCGGCGGTCAGTCGGTGCCGTGGCTGCGTCAACACGTCGATCCGAAAGCCGTGCGGATCTCCGCGGGGTTCAAACACCGTTACTTGATGCCACTCGACCCGGCGATGCGCGCACAGATTGAACCGTTGCGCCGCCCGTACCCGAAGCGGGCGCCGGACCTGACGCGAGTATGATCAGGTGTCCTAACAGATGCTGCGGTGTTGACTCCTTATATATAGGCGTTTTCACAGTGCCCGCGCCTCGGCCGCGGCGCGAGTCCGTATGAGGTTGTTATGCCTGAATTGCTATCGATCCGCGGGTATGCCCGGCTGCGCGGAGTGTCACATGTCGCCATTCTGAAGGCGGTTAAGGCCGGGCGCATTACGTTGGTCGATGGGAAGGTTGACCCGGCAACCGCTGACCAACAATGGGCAGCGAACACCAACCCCGGCCAGAGTCAGGCGTCAGCCTCGAAGGTGGCCGCGGCCAGGCAGACGCCGGCGCCGGCGGGCGAACTGGCAGGCAACGGGCAGGCGCCACCGGGTCAACCTGGTGGCAACGGCGCGGCGGCCGGCCCGACCTATGCCGTGCAACGTGCCATCCGCGAGGGCTATATGGCTCGACTCGCGCGCATCGAGTACGAAGTGAAAAGCGGGAAGCTGGTCGAAGCCGACCAGGTCCGTGTCAAGGCGTTCAACGCGGCGCGCAGAGCGCGGGAAATGTTGCTCGGCCTGCCCGATCGTCTATCACCACAGCTCGCCGGGGAAAACAACACTTTCGAGATCCACCGCATATTGACCGAAGAACTGCGGCGAATCTGCACCGAGATATCCCATGCGCGACCAATCTAACGCCGCCCTCGAAGCGGATCTGGCCGACCCGTGGCGGACAATCTACTGGTCGGCCGTATATGTCGCGCGTGAAGCCGCGCGGCTCGAACGCGAGTACAACAAGTTGCTGGCGCGGCTCAAATTGCATCGCCGCGGCGTCGCGGTTCAATGACTCCGCCCGTGTTGCACCCTTACGAGGAAGGCTGGTCTGACGGTTGGGAGATCGACCCGTTGCTGTCGCTGTGCGATTGGGCCGACCGGCACGTCATCCTCGGGTCGAAAGACTCGGCCGAACCGGGCCCTTACCGGACATCCCGCACGCCATACGTGCGCGAGATCGCCGAGTGCCTGTCACCGTACTCGCCGATCGAAACCGTCGTGTGGCAAGCGGGCGCGCAAGTTGGAAAAACGCGCGTCGGCTTGAATTGGGTTGGTTATGTGATCGACGTATCGCCCGGCCCGATGCTTATGGTTGAGCCGACAGTGGACACCGCGAAACGGGTTTCTAAGCAGCGCGTCGCGCCGATGCTCGAAGCCGTCGAAGTGTTGAGACAGAAGATTTCGCCGGCGCGAGAACGCGACTCGGGCAACACCATGTTGGAGAAGGAGTTCCCCGGCGGAATCTTCCTCATGACGGGCGCCAACTCGGCAGTCGGTCTGCGATCGATGCCGATCCGGTTTCTGATCCTGGACGAGACAGACGGGTATCCGCAGGACGTTGACGGCGAGGGCGACCCGTCCGATCTGGCCGAAGGACGCACGGCGACCTTCGCCCGGCGAAAAGTGCTCAAAACCTCAACACCGACAATCAAGGGGTTGTCGCGGATCGAGGCCGATTACCACAAGTCCGACCAACGCCGCTACTTCGTGCCGTGCCCGTTCTGCGGTTTTTTCGACTGGTTACGTTGGGAAAACATCACCTGGCCGGACGGGCAACCCGACCAGGTGCGGCTGCGGTGCATTTCCTGCAACGGTCTGATCGAGGAACGCTACAAAACGCAGATGTTGGAGCAAGGCCAATGGCGGCCGACTGCGAAAGAGAAAGGAGATCCCAAGGTCGCCGGGTTTCATCTGTCGGCGTTGTATTCCCCGCTCGGCTGGCGATCGTGGTCCGAGATAGTCGCGGCCTTCATCGAAGCGCGGCACGATCCGAAGAAGCTGCAGGTCTGGGTCAACACCGAACTCGGCGAGACGTGGGAGGAACGCGGCGACTCGGTCGAAAGCGATGATCTGCGCAAGCGCGTGGAAAACTACGCCGGCGAGGTGCCGGCCGGTGTTGCAACGTTGGTTGCATCGGTAGACGTGCAAGGCGATCGCCTCGAAGTCGCCGTCAAGGGCTACGGCGAGCGCGAGGAATCCT